CAATAATGTAAGTCAAGCTGAATTGCTCAAAGCGTCTTACGATGTAGCGTCTAGCGGGTTTAGCACTACTGCGGAAAATGTTGAAATCTTACGCGCAGCGGCCTTGGGCGCAAAGGGGGGCTTTGCTGAGCTTGGGGTTGTATCTGAAGCAGTATCCGGCATTATTAACGCCTACGGACTAACCGCAAAGGATGCCACGGCAATTGTTGATAGTTTCATTCAAACGCAAAACGATGGCGTTATTACTGTTGCTCAATACGGTGAACAGATAGGCAACCTTGCCTCTCTTGCAGCAGCGGCTGGAGTTTCTTATCAAGAATTGAATGCTGCAGTCGCAGCGGATACGTTAAAAAAAGTACCTATTGCACAAACGTTTACCGGCTTGCGTCAAGCGCTCAGCTCAATCATTAAACCAACGGAAGAGGCCAAGTCGCTAGCTAGGCAACTGGGAATTAGCTTTGACTTTGCGAACCTGAAAGCCAAGGGATTGGGCGGCATACTTGAAGAAATTAAAGTAAAAGGCGGGGGGACCGCTGACAAACTGGCAATTTTATTTAATATCGAAGGTCAGACCGCATTGCAGCCCATATTAAACGATCTTGAAACCTACAATAAGCTACTTGACAACCAAATAACCAAAACCGGTCAAGCGAAAGCAGCGAGTGAAATCGCATCAGAAACAATAGCTAGCGGATTTAACCAACTTGTCAATGCCACCAAGAACCTTGCAGGAACTGTCAATACAGCACTTCCTGGCGCATCACAGCAATTTTCAGACCTTGCTAAAGCTATATCTATTACAGCAAAGTTAGCGGAGGCAGCAGGCTCAAACATCAGCAAAGCATTAGCAACGCCCATCGGCAAAGAATTGCAAAAACTGCTAGACCCGTTCCGGGGGTTTTCCGAGCTTTCAAAAATACCTGGCCTTGATAAGCTGCTCAGCGACAATAAGGAATTAACCACTGAACTTGGCAAGCAGGACCAAACGCAGGCGCAAATTAATGCAAAGCAAAAACAAGTAGAGGCAACTGCGGCGGAAATTCTCGGCAACAAGCGAAGCCAAAACTTAGAAGATCAAGTTGCTGTCCAAAATGCACAAAAACTTCAAGAGGCTTACGGTAACCTTGCAAAAACTCAACTTGATGGGCAGGTAAAAGTAAGCCAGGCAGGTATCAACCAGGGTCAAGCGCTGGTCGGACTAGAAGAATCACGGTTCGGCATTATCCGTAGTCGCCAAAACTACGAACTTCAAGTATTGCAAAACATGGGGGCAAGTGAGCAGCAACTTGCAAGTGTTAGGCGTAAGAATTTTGAGATTGAAATTGCAGCCATTAACTTTAAGTATCAAGCATTATTAAAACAACAAGAATTACAGGCTAATCTGCTTAATCTGCAGCAACAGCAAGCAAGGGTAGAAGCAGAACAGGCAGTGAGCGCAGCAAAAATAAACGTAGAAAAAGCCGCATTGGCCGTTGAGGGTTCCAGGTTGGCAGGAGACGCTGCTGGCACGGCAACGGCTGAGAAGAATTTGGAAATCGCCAGGCTTGATTTAACCACTGCTCAAAGCAAGCTGCAAACTGTATCTCAAATTGAGCCAATAACGCGGAAAATTGCCGACGCTAATGATGAAGCTGCCCGTAATGGTATTAAAGCGCAAGCTGCTGGCGTAGGACTAGAGCAGGCTGCGGATGGCACGTTCCAAAAAGTCAAGGGCTTTGTTGATCAATTTTCTAAAGCCCGAGACCAAGGCGGTGAGCTTGATCAACTTATGAGCGAAACTTCTTCTGCTGCCAACTCAGCCAGGACCCAGACCGCAGGAATGGCGACTAACATGAACAACGCCGCTGACTCGGCCCGGTCGTTCTATAACTCATTGAAAGACGCCGCCGGCTTACCCCCTGCCCGCTTCACTGGTGGCCCGGTGGATGCCGGCCAGACCTATCGCATCAATGACGGCCCGAGTGGGATGAGCCTGGGGCAGGAGTCGTTCCTGTCGGCATCGGGGGCGCTGAGCCTGATCAACCGACCCGCAAACAGCCTCTGGATGGCGCCATCAAAGGGCACGGTCATCCCTGCTGCCGTGACCAGCCGACTGAAGGAAACCGGGGCGCTGGGCGGTGCTGGCGTGATGCGGGTGGGATCCGATCCGGCAATGGCGCATCTGGCCATGGCAGTTGGAAACCTGAGCCAAGAGGTGGCTGAGCTGCGGCGCAAAGCATGGAACGTATCGGTAGGGGTTCGAGGGGACGGGTCCGCGTTGAAGCTGCAGCAGACGATGCAGCGGATTCGTTGAGGGTGCCCTGGTGAGCATCCAGCTTAGCTATGGCGGCAGCACCTTGACCCTGCGATACCTGCAGGCGCAGCCGTTTGGTTATGCCGAAGCGGAAACTGAGCAGGGGCTGACGGCGCGGCGCTTCACCGTGGCGGGGCTTTGCACGCCAGCGCAGTGGGTGACGTGCTGCAGCATTTTTGATGCCTGGCAGGCGGCCAAGATCCTGGAATCCCCCACCATCACCAGCCGAGCTGTAGGGGCCACCGTGGCGCTGACCTGCTCCGCTCATGGCCGCAGTGTCACCGGCCTGGGGTGCTGGTTCACCGGGGCGCCAGCGGGCGAAACGACTGGGGCATGGGTCAAGGTCAATTTCACCCTGATTGACGCGGCGCAGCAGTTGGCGGTGGTGCTCCGCCAGAACGAGAAAGCTCGGCTGGGGGGTGATGCGTTCCTGCCCGCCTACGGCACTATTACCCTGGGGAGCACCACCCTGGCGCTACTTGATCAACCCGAGGGCTTTGAGGATGGCCCATCACTGGAGCCCACCAGTACCGGGGGGTTCGTGGCACGGGGCCCCCTGGTGGCCTCTGAGGTGCGGACCGTTCGGGGGGTCACCAATTCCGCCGGCTGGACTGCGCTAAAGGGGTGGTTCACGTCCACTATCGCCGCACGTCCTGGAGCTACCGACTTCTGGCCCGTGGGTGAGATGGGACTAGAGCGCGACCAGATTGTCAGCGGCGGTGCGGTGATCGAGCGCTACATCGTGACCGTGAAGCTCAAGCGGAGGGCCGCCTGATGCCTGCCGGGGTCATCGATGTTCGTGCCCAGGTATTCACCAACCTGGGGTCTGTGATCAGCGGCCAGCTATCCGACGATCCACTGCAACCTGGAGTGGGCCTCCTGCGCACGCAAGGGGAGGTGGTGATCAGTGGCCTCATTCAACCCGCTAAGGGCACCGAGATCACCCTAGGGGTGCGGCTGCCGGGGGGCACCCTGACCCGGTTCCCCAGGCGTTTGCGGGTGATCAAGGCCGAGAGCGACCCGATCGAAAACCAGACCACCCTGACCGTTGGGTGCCTGCTGGCCCTGAAGTGGGACCTAGTGAAGGCTGAGATTTACTTCGCCGACGAAAACCCGCAATGGACGCCGATTGAGCCAACAGCAGCAGGATCCACTCCAAACATCTGCCACCTGAGCACCGTGGTGGCCACCTGTCTAACCCGTTGCGGGATCACCCAGGCGGGCGGCAACCCTGCCATCACGGGCGCCAAGGCGGTGGACAGCATCGACCTATCCGATGGCTACTTGGACGTGGCCAGCCGGATGCTTGGCGAGGCGGGTCTGTATGGCTTCATGGATGCTGCCGACACGCTGCGGTTGCGGCAGGTACTGACCCCAGCCAGTACGGGACCACTGCTGGCAATGGGTGATCTGATCACGATGGAGCCGATCGGTGATCCTGCAGCACCAGACGAGATACTGGTCACCTACACGGCGGTTGAAGCGCCGCCGAACTACAAGCCCAAGAACCCGGACGGCAAGGCGGTTACTTGGAACACCGATGACCAAAGCCAAAATGGGCCAAGATATGCAAGGGGCTGGACATATCAAAAGACCATCAGCCCCGTGCAAAAATATGAGATTGAATATCAACGCAAAGTTGGCAACGCCAAGGTAACTTTCCAAGATTCCGTTAGCTTTGTTTCTGAGTCGGTAAACCAGAGCTTTTACAGAACAATTAGCTACAAGGACAAGGACGGCAAGATTCAAAAACAAGACGTACTTTCTTTTCAAACATCGGATACAACTACTTGCAGCGCAGCCGTAAATCCAACTGAATGGAAATCAAAGCGAGAAGGCGATAGTGGTTACACCCCCCTTGCGTTGCAAGTCAAAGCGACCAGGGTTTCCAAATCTTACAAGATCACAGAAGATGGACCGGTAGAAACACAGCAAGTAACAGAAGAATACGAGCCACTGATTGCCTTTGCGGGCGGGCTTGCTATTGAAAACTACAACGGTGTCAACATCGCCCAGGGCAACTTCTTAGCAAGAAAAACTGTAGTTAATAAAACACAAAACAAGGCATCTGATGTAACGCTACAAAAAACCACCGTCTACCAAGCGTGGGGGGCAACGTCGTCGGGTAAAACGATTGCTTCGGCAACAATGAAAATAGTTAGCAGATTCAACGATACCGCCAGGGTTGCTAGCACCATGGCGCTGTTTAATCGGATGAATGCGCTAGTCTGCAGCGGCAGCGAAACTGTAATTAATATAGGACGCGGGCAAATTCCAGTCCCACCCAAAGAAGTTGACGAGCAAAATAACAAGCTAGGCAACATTCAAAACGACATAACAACTAACAGCAGCCTAGACAAAACAGACCCAAGGGGCGAGGCATTACCTCAATCGGTAACCTTGCAGTTTGGCCAAGGCGAAGCTAGCAGCACGGGCAAATACGACATGCAGTACGCCCCAGACAGCTACCTCAGGCCCGCTAATGGCGCCGGGGACAATGACACCGGCATGACGTTTGTCAATGGTGCCAGCAGCGCTGCCGCCTACACCTACGGCAAGGTGGTGCATGCGATCCTGTCGGGGATGGCCAATGGCAAGTCCATCACCACCGAGTTTCGCAATATCCCTAGCGAGCCGCTGGCGGGGATCTTCATTGAGGCATCGGGAACCATTGGCAAGTTCCGCGCCAATGGGATCACCTATGCGTTTGACGCACAGGGGCTTGTTGCCGGCTGTGACGCCATGCTCGACGGAGGTGCGGGGTTGGTGGCCGGAGGCAGCGGGGCTGATTGGTTCGCCATGGCGGTGCCAGCCACCAACCTGTCAACCCTGACCCCAGCGGTGAACAGCACCCCAGCCCTAGCGAACACGATCACGGCGCCGGGGGGGTTTGACCCTGCGGCACCGGGCAACATCTGGAGCAGCCTTGGGACTGCTGGCGCAGGGAATGACGTGTACGCGGCAGCGGTTACCAAAGCCGCTGTAGTGGGTGCGGTAGCGGAGCTTGTAAGGCGTGAGAGCGTGAGCCGATCGCTGAGCTGGCTGCTGACGGCGGACTATGACATGACACCGCAGACGCTGTCGTTGGTGAGCGTAACGATGAATTACGGGACGCTGCAAACCTTCACCGTTGCTGAGAATCCCGGCGTTGCCTGGGTCACGAATGTCACCACGTTTGAGCCTGGATCGCGGAGCGACGGCCAGGGGTATAACGAAGGCGTGGCATGGGTGACACCATCTACTACGTTCACGCCAGGCGGAGCGAACAATGGACCCAACCCAGGGGTGGCATGGGTGACACCGGCTACCACGTTCACGCCGGGGGCAAGAACGGACGGGGTTGGGTCCAACCCTGGCGTGCAGTGGGTGACACCTGCTACGACATTTACTCCGGGGGCAAGAAGTGATGGCAGAAGTGTTCTTCTATTGCTGCACATGGATGGGGCTGATAATGGCACAGTCTTTACTGATTCAAGCTCATACGCCAGAACAATTACGCGTATCGGGTCAGTAGTAACAAGGACAAACGTTAAAAAGTTTGGCACCGCAAGCCTTCGCGGGGAAGTCAATGGTTACTTAAGATTCTCGCCGGCCATCACGCTTTCTGGAGACTTTACGATAGCGACTTGGTTTAGTGCTAACAGTATAACGCTTGACCAGGCGCTGTTTGGGTTTGATTCAATTTTGGACAATAATCAAGTATTTAGGTTAAACGAAGATGGAATAACCGGAAGCCTTACCGTCTACAGCAATGTCTACCTATGGGATCGCTTCAACAACTACCTTTCCGGCCTAACTTCTGAAGCTTTCAATCATTACGAGCTAACAAGGCAAGGAACAACTGTGAGGTTGTTCATTAACGGGAACCTGCTTGCAACCGTAACATTCTCAGGTAGCATATCAATAAATACTATAGGTGCTGGGTACGCTGGCACCTCTAATCAAATCTTTGGGAATATGGATGAAGTAATAATTCTTAGCGAATGCCTGCATACTGCCAGCTT